GGCTGCTGCGGCTTTCTTAAAAGCCTTGGTGTCCATTTTTGGTAGCGATAGGAATTTTGCTACTGTCACCATGATTGCTTCAGTCACATCAGTGTACTTGTTTGGTCTCATGATGTAGTCCCAGAAAAATGGACCATCTTGCACTACTGGCACATAAACGCCAGCGTGTAATATTTGATTGCCGATTGGTAATGGCAATCCTGGGTCGTCTTTGAGTTTCCAGTCTTTGACCATGTCTAGACTGAGAACTTGTTCAGGTGTTGTACCATTTAGGTAGAAGCGCCTTGCGCTACTCGTCATTGAGGAGATCTCCATTGTATGGTTATCTGGTTTCCCAAGGGCGATGATCGCGTTCTTGTCAAATGGAACGATAGGTTTAGCGTCACGTAAATTCTCAATTTGCTTGTCACTAATTAAAATCGTGCCTAAACTATCTTTGACTCTGCGTTCTCGAACCGCGTCATAGAGTTCTCGGAGCGAGTCTTCATACGACTTGTAAACGTAGTGTGTTACCCCGTTGCGGTGTGCATACTCTGCAGTAGCATTTTCAAGTTTGTTATAGCAGGCTTTGCCCCAGGGTACAGCGTCATATCTCATGTTCGCCATGTGAACAATAACCACGCCTGGATCTTCAATGTTTGTCCATGCAAGTGATTTTGTGATTGACGCCTCCTTCAACTTGCTGAAAACCACTGATTTGTACGGCACAGATGTTCTGGAAATGAAACTGTGTTCGGTCCATGGTAAGTTGTTCTCATAAACGCCGTCCTTGTTCTCTGCAGGCGTACACTGCATGTTCATGTTGTCGGCAAACCAGTCGATGAAAAAGACTGGATCTATCTTCTTGACTGATGTTATAAGAAGATCATCACCACAATGTCGAATGCCAACTAAGTCTTTATATTGTGCAGGGTCCATCAAGTCTCCTTCAAATTTGAGACGTTCCTTGAAATGCGCTGATAGAAGTACGTAGCACATGAGTTCAAGTCCCGCACCATCGATGAGTGATGTCCCGTAACAACCACTAGGTACTCCTCCACACTTTCCAATTAAGGATGGTCCCATGAGGAAAGGCAGCGTTGAAACACTGTCAAACATGGTGTCAATCTGGGTCTTTATTGTCGCAAAATTCTTGT